CTCCAGGTTGTTCGACAGGTTCGAGCACTTAGTAAAAAGAACAAGGTGAGGCAGGGAATACGTTCCACTCACAATCTCCTCAGACTCCTTCTTGGCTATGGACATCTCTGAAGCCGTATCGCCCATAGTGACAGTCTGTGATGCAAAGGGTCCCTTGCAAGAAAAGGTCAATGTGTTTCCAACATTCTTGATATCGACAGTCTTTGCCGACAACAGAGTCATGTCGCGACAGATCTTCTGGAAGTCCAGAGAAGGCATTGTGATACGAGCAGAGAACTCTGTTTCGGGCATCGTAATGTCCGAATCATCGCGATCCAGCAGATTCAGGCGATAGCGGATACGACGCTTCTTCTCACCGTTCTCCAGGGTAATACAGAGGTGATTCGACTCGGCTCTGGAGACCGAAAAGGTGATCGTATCATCGTTCGTAACCGTCTTCACAATACGGTAGAAGTGATCCGTATTCAACCCCACGTCCAGCTTCGGTGCTGAGTGATTGTACCTGTATTCCTCAAACTTATTTGCGTAAAGCCTCATGTGAGTGAGGACTGTACGGGTATTGTCCATTGCGATCATGCGGATGCCATCCTTGTCAAAGACAAGACTCATCTCCACAAGCATCGACTTAAGACCCTCGGCGAGAGTACGAATGGGCGACGTCTGAACTGTCTTGGCAACTACCAGGTCTTCGCTCATTTATGTATCCTCGAGGCTCGGTGTCTAAGTTCTTCTACGCAGTTATTCATCGGTGTAGGCGAGCAGGCAGAGTGAGAACACGCTCATACCGATCGCAAGCCAACGGAGACCTTTGATGCTCTCACCAAAGAGGAATACGCCGGAGAGTGTGACAATAATGTCGCTCATCAAGTTCCAAATGAGGTTCACAACTGTCATATCTGCATGACTCAGGGCCTTCAGAAACAGATACGGTTGAAACGCATACACAACGGTTGCGGTAGGAAATCCAACCGAATACGGGAGGGTTTTGTTACTGATCATCTTCAGGGCTCCCATCATAAAGATATCCATGAGAGCCATGACCGTTCCAAAAACAATCGGAAGCATGTCAAACTTGCCCCATTGCCAATTCACCGACTTGATTGCGACGTCAATGAAATCCTTCGCGACCGCCATTACTTCCTGGGAAGATAAGGAATTGCCAATAGACACAGCAATACAATCAACACTACGAAATCAAATGCCCCGACAATCTTCTTGTACTTGATGGGTAACTCATGAGTCTCTGGTGGCACGCCGCCGTACGGCTTGAGCCAACCTACAAAAGCTCCAAGTAAGGTTGGTCCCAGTTTATCATTGCAGTCGTAGATGTAGTCGTACCAGGCCATAAATACGTACGCAGCCATTGCCAAGACGAACCCAGCGACAACCTGATGCTGCCAAGCGTTTGAATGAGGGGCGAAATACACCAAGAGTACAAACGCCGCAAACACGAGGCACTTCTCATTAACATAGAGTGGGGTTCCAAAAAGGCCAAGACCCATTACTTATGGCGGCGGGTTTTTCCATGGGACATACGAGCTGACTTCTTACGCGAAACAATCCGACCACTCTTGTTGTACTTGAGGTCGCCCTTCGATAGGCCACCTGAAGTCTTCTGGGCGTTGCCATGCATAACCTGAGCACGAGAACCAACTGTCTTCATTTATACCTTAAAAAGATTAAATGTTGAAAAACGCTTAGGTGTTCGATACATCTCCAGATAGTCCCCCCTCCACTTAAAACTCCACTCAGAACGCGTTTCCTTGACACGATCAATGTAGTGGTAAATTGGCCTTGTCTTATCTATCGCAAACTCAGTCTTCAGAAGCCCAGAATTATGTAACCGCATTGAGAACTCGTGATCCTCTGTATCGCGAATATCTGCATATTGAATCTCACGAACAATGCTCGTACGGACAATGTTCATGGGTGAAATCGTACGATAGTAAGCCTCGGGACGCTCAAACCAGGACTGAAAGTCGATTGAATGATAAAAAAGCTTGTTAAACACACCTCTCTCATAATGGGCGCCCAAGAAAGCGGCACAGTCATAGTCAACTCCACTTGTGATCATAGGTACAAACGTCTTCAAATAGTAAGGTGCGATGATATCATCATCATCGATAAAGCAATGATACTTTCCGGTGCATCGGGAAACCAACTTGTTTCGCTTTGCTCCTAGTGTCATTTCACGGTTATCGACTTCATATAGCACTTCAACCTTGATCTCCGGACATTCTTTGACTTGTCGCATGATCTCGGTATATGCCGCTTGAAATAGCGCACGTCTCTCATATAGAGTCGGCATTAAAATACTGATATCAACCATTACTCCTAGAATGTAAAAATTGAAGTACATGCGACCGCGATTTTTCTTTCGCGGGTGGCTGTGTCGTATCCTTGAAATTAGACTCGGGTCGTCCACAAAAGATATCGTTTGTCCATTCGAAGGGAAATTCGATAACGTGTTCCCCACTGAGTTTCTGTCCGTTACTATAATGTACTAATAACTTGTCCTTCAAGTGTGGATAAATACACGCTGCCAAAAAGCTTTGATCGTATCCACATCCATTATCCTGCGGATTGGCCTTGAACATCTCGTATGTTCCTCTCATATTAATACCGATTTTCCGCATACCCCATAATCCGCCAAGTAGCACTGCTCCATGCGATTTATTATCGCGAATACCGTGTAGAGAGTACGCAGGTCTAGACATAAAATCATTGATAGCCCATCTATCCTTCCAATGAATACGACTATCGGCATCACGACTAAACATGGTCTCAACGTCTGGCTCATCGATTGCAAAGAAACGATGTATCATATTTTCAGGACCACAAACTTCAGTTTGTCGAATCACTACGTTTGAATAGTGTCCGACTTGAGTCACAAACCCGGAGTCCACGTCAGGAGCTACGTAGATGTACACCTTCCACATGGGAAAGTATGTGCCTGCCAAGTAGATGTTTTCCAGCATAGGTAATGGATAATATAGAGGATTTGGCGGACCATAAAGACAAAAGGAGAACGCGTGGACCATTACTACATAATGCCATATTTATGTGTTCATTCGCACGAGACTTCTTTGTATCACTAACGTAATGAATAGGATTGGTGTAATCACCGGAATCACGGGCCAAGATGGATCATATCTTGCAGAGCTCCTCCTTGAGAAGGGCTATACAGTAATTGGATTGATCCGTCGTTCATCTACAACGCAAACAGAACGTATTCAAGGCATTATAGAAAACCCAAAGTTAAGGCTCGTTCAAGCAGATATGGGAGACATTGCTTCTATTATGAACGCTTTTCTGTCCATACGCGAAGCAGAACACATTGAGGTGTATAATCTTGCCGCACAGTCGCAGGTTCATACATCTTTTACGCAACCTGAATACACTCTGGACGTGAACGGCGTTGGACCCTTGCGAATTCTTGAAGCAATTCGTCAGCTTGGAATTGGATTCAAAACTCGATTCTACCAAGCATCAACATCAGAATTATATGGCAAGGTACAAGAGACGCCGCAGACCGAGACAACTGCCTTTTATCCGCGGAGTCCGTATGCGATCGCAAAGCTATATGCGTATTGGATTACAAAGAACTACCGTGAGAGTTACGGCATGTATGCTTGTAATGGAATTCTCTTCAATCATGAATCCGAACGCAGGGGAGAGGACTTTGTCACTCGCAAGATCACAATGTCGATTAAGAAAATCTATGCGAATCCAGAGTTCGTTCTAAAAGTTGGTAACCTTGATGCAAAGCGCGACTGGGGGTACGCGAGGGACTATGTGTATGGAATGTGGCTGATGCTTCAACAGGATACTCCGGACGACTTCGTGTTAGCGACGGGTGAAATGCACACCGTTCGTGAATTCGCAGAGCTTTCATTCAAGTTTGCTGGTCACACAGTAACATGGTCCGGTCAAGGCGTGGATGAAGTGGGTGTCGATGAAACGGGACGTATTGTCATTCGAACGGATCCCGTATTCTATCGCCCTGCTGAAGTCGAGTATCTTATTGGAGATCCCTCAAAGGCATATCGCGTTTTAGGGTGGAAGGCAGACACGTCATTTCCGGAGCTTGTTAGAAAAATGGTAGTGAGTGATCTTTCATGAAAACGTGTAGGTTGAAATAGGTTCCCCTGTCTCGCGATTGTAACACACCTTGACATTTGCATCGAGAGGTAGGTACGAAGCAAGGCAGTAGAAGGAGCTATCCACAGTGTGAATCTCGACAGCATGCTTTATCGTTTCGTAATAATGGGAGAACGGCTTATTAACAAACTGTTGAGCAAGGTCATACCACGGATGATCTTGCTGATACACGTTCATGTTAGGATCAATCGTAAGAATGTCCTTTACATCCCACTTAATGATCGGCGTCACATTGCTGGACGAAACCTGTTGAACGAAGATATACGCTTGTGATTTCACGATGGAATAGAGCGTATGTGAAGGTTCGTTATCCGGTACATGAAAATACGTATGGCGGATAGCCGGATCAAGATTGAGGTCACGATAGAAGCATGAGGGTAGATCATTCATGTCGTGGTGAGGCAATGTGTAAAAGCCCGAACGCAACACAGCTGCAAACACGTTCGGGGGTACATGAATACACTCGCCTCGATTCGTGTTTGTCGGTCGCACTACATATCCACCGTTGATCACAATGAACTTAATTGATGGATTATCAGAGTAGAAGCTCTTCAATGTTTCGAGGTTTTTTAAGAAACAAGGAATATGAATCTCGTCATATTGTAGCGAGGCATAACGAACTGCCCCGATAAGTCCAATATGATCGCCAAGACCCATATGTCCCATAAACAGAGCGATTTGTTTCGCGTATCCCTTCTTCTCGCGAATGACAGACTGTGATATATGATTGATGGCATCTTTAATGCGGAACCGCATGTCGTTCTTATTTAAGATTTCTACACATTTTTGACCATCCGGATTTTTCATGACTCGTATATCATCCTGCATAACCCAGATCGAATCATTCACTTCTAACAGTCGGTCGTAGTAGTATCGAAATGTCTTCACGGTATCCTTTAGCTCTTCGTATAAGATATCATACTCTTGCTTACAGAACGCAAGGCGTTCGGGATCTTGAATGCGTTTACATTTGATATCCAATATCGTTAGCTTGTCAACTGCCTCTCCGATTGAGACGGGTAATCTGATCATATGACCTTTATCATCGAAAAATGATCACTTGTTTTATCGCAGACCGTAAACCCGAGTGTAGTGTATAGATTCTGCGCACCCGTATTATCAATGTCAACTGTGAGAAATAGTGTATTGATGTCTACAACGCGCGCATAGTCAATCAAAAACTGCATGATGATACGACCGTAACCGCGACGATGAAACGCAGGGAGAACACAAATACCAATCCAGTTCTTCTCTTCGAAGTCGATGTGCGCATATGCAACGGGCTCGTTTTCGATCAGTCCAATCAAGCTAATAACATGTGACTTTATGCAATCAGGGATCACTCTATTTTTGAAATACCTAAAAGTAGACGGCATCTCATTACGAGCAAACGCCTCAATCAAGTCGGCGGTTCCTTCCACAATCTCGAGTGGAGACAGTGTGTTCGTTGCGTATTGGTGTATACGAGTTGCAATATATACCTGATCAAAAGCAGTGAGTGTGCTTGACGACGGAATCATGACAACTTGTTCATGGTGAAAGTCATCCGACAGTGCCTTTATTTCTTGCAAATGAGCGTGATCATGGATATCGTAAAACATCGGGCGAATATCCACACCGTACGTGGATAGTACACGGCACATGTGGTTCGAATCCCTAACGGTCGGGAGTCGCACAGCAAACATCCAAATACCTGTTGTCGTTGTTTCCGTTGGAAATAGCTTTGTATACCGACTATACACTGTTCGTTTCTGTGAAATAATTGCGTCGATATCCAACAGTTGATCATACAGCAACGCCGCCTGGAGATTCGTCATGCGATAGTTATACCCCAGAGTGTCGTAGATATATCGCTCGGATGTCATGCCGTGATGACATGTTCTATAGATAAACTCATATAACTCCTTATCTGCTGTATAGAACGCACCGCCTTCTCCCGACGTAACCATCTTGTTCGCAAAAAACGAGAGTCCGGCACACAAGGAAGCGGTACCAACTACACTGCCTTCATATTGCTCCATGAATGCCTCGCATACATCCTCCACGATGATAAGATCGGGGCGGATGCGTTTCATACGAGGAACATTCACGACATTTCCAACATTATGAACAACAACGACGGCAGCATTCGGTTCCAATGATCTGAGATACGCTTCATCTTCACACATGTTAAGCGTGTCAGGGTTTACGTCCATTACACGCAGCATATCTGCAGGATACTCGTAGAGAGCACAATTCCAAACAGCAACAAATACATAGTTAGGGACATAAATCGTCTTGAGGTATGGATACTTGAACTTGAGCGAAAGATAGAGAAGGTGTGTGGAGCTAGTCCCATTATTTGTCATAACCACGTAAGGTGTTCCAATCATGTATTGAAGCCGCAAACGAGCCTTGTTAATGAACTCACCCTGCGAACTGACCCATCCGGACTCAATTGCTTCATGTAGGCTTTTTAGGTAAGGTTTGACATTCGGGGTGTAGATGGGATATCTCATTTTGTATGACAAACAGAAAATGTAGGTGGGTTTCCACACACATTTTGTTGTGTTGTTTTCGGATTGTTGCGGAGGTCTCTAGTTGCTGTAGGCCAGTCCACCCATGCCACTCATCACGCGCAGCACGTTGTAGTTGACGGCATACACGCGGACCTGGGCCGTGCGTCCACCACGCACCGTGTTGACGGACACCGTGAGCTGGAGCGTGGCCTTGTCGATACGCGAGAAGTTGCAGGTTCCGGACGGCTGGTGCTCCTCAGGCTTGAGCGCGAAGGAGTACACGCAGATACCCACCGCCGGCGTGCGAGTGTGGTGCTGGAACGGCTGGACGCGGTTGAAGTACCGTCCCTCGCGCTCCGTGAAGCGGTCCTGTCCGTTGAGCTGGAGCTTGGCAACCTCCGTCGGCACCTTGCCCTCGCACTTAACTCCAGAGCTGAGCACCACCTTCGCGA